GCCTAGCATCGAACAGTTACTTTCGAAATACGCATCTTCATGTCTCCATGCTCATGCGCTGCCACTACAGCTACTAGCCAAGTTACTGCCTCTACTCAACAGCATTTCCTTGCACTATCTAACGAGGACCGTCGTCTTCGTTATGTTTATATAATAGCATCGTATAAAAAAAAGTCAACCAAAAAAAGTCAAAAAAATAGGGCCCGTAGGCCCTATTTTATAATAAAAACTAAACTTAGCTAAAGGAAACGTTACCGTTATTGATAGCAACTTTAGCTAGATAGTCTGCTGCGTTACCTAGTGACGAAGCAGTATTGTTAAGCTCAACATAACCATAACGTGTTAGGAAGCTTACTACTGGTTCGAAGGTAGCAGGATCTAGTACCACACCACTTGACATTAGTGGAACATATGGACAGTAGAATGCTGCTGCATCAGACTCTGAGGTTCCTTTGTAACCAACTAGTACTGCTGCACTATCAGCTGCATAAGTGTTTACATAAACCTTCATAGCGTTGTTAAGAGTACCAACCATCTTTGTGTTAGTTGGTGCTTCGAAAGTACCTTCTGTAGTACGTGCAAATGCAGAAGTTGTAGCAGACTGAAGAATTGTAAGTGCTAATGGACTTACAACTGCCCAGTTACCAGCGCCGCGACGTGTGCGCTGAGCAATTAGGTTTGCTGCACGGTTGATTTGAACTGCAAGTGCTGCATGCTCGTCACCAACAAATGTAGCTGTACCAGATACTGCTGCTTGGTTGTATGTCTCAACTGCTGTACCAGCAAGATTGTCTAGACTAGCTAGAATTTCTTGGTCGATTTCAGCAGTAATTTCTTGTGCTAGAGCAGCCATAATTTCTGCTTCAACATCGATACCGTGCTGTGATTGCGCATCTTGAGCAGCTTCAAAAGTCCAGCGAGCGGATAGCTTACGTGACTTAGCTTCTACTGTCTGCTTCAAGATCTGAATGCTTAGACGGTTACCAGCTCTACCTTCAAGGTTTGCTGTGTTTGCAGCTTTAGCAGTAGATGCATCACCGGAATATGCTTCAGCAATCTTGAATGGTGATAGCGCTTCTTCACCTGCTGTTACATCAGTGTTACCTGCTGATGTGTCGTTTACTGAATCGCTATAGCGAACACGTAGGGTATGCACTTGACCAACTGGGCCGGTCATTGGCTGTACACCAACTAGCTCGTTTGCTATTACTGTTGGCATCACACGTCTGATAACTGGAAGAATTACACGGTTAAGTGTAGCAACGTTACCAGCAGATGTAGCACCTGCAGTTGCACTCTCTCGTAACTGCTTGCGAGTATTTTCGAGAGTTGTTTCCATTACGGACTTTTTGTTGCCGGATAGACCTTCAAGTAACGCACTTTTAGTGTCGTTCCAGCGGCCTTCTAGTAGTTCTGACATAATTAATCTCTCCTTATTTTAAGCCTGCAAGACGTCGTAGTGCAACTACATTTTCGTCTGCTGTAGAACTATGTGTTTGAGTTTCTTTGTTGCCTGTTATTTCTTTGCCTTCTGTTAATGTTGCCTTATTACTAGCTGCCGCTGTTGTAGATGAGTTACCATCTATTACCGCAGGTAAGTACTTTTTAAATGCTGATTCAAGTCTGCCAGTTTGTACACTTTCTAGTAGATCTGACATTATTTCCTGTTGTTTTTTGCTTAACGGGGATAATAGTTCATTTATCGTATTAGAGCGTTCGGCAGATTCTTTCAGAAGCTTGATTTCAGTATTCTTGCTTTCTGTAATTTTCTTTGCTTCAGCAATTAATTTTTTAGCTTCATGTAGTTGATCATTTTTCTTATTAACCACTTTCATGAGTCTAGCAGTTTCGGACTTTTTGTTCATATGACTACCAATATATTCCTGTTGGAAGGATTCGAATAGTCTGCGTCCAAAATCATTTTGACGTGCAATTGTAATATCTTCTTTTAGCTGAGTAAGTTCAGACTTAAGTGATTCACTAACTGTTTTATTAACAAGTTTTGCACTTTTTGCTATGAAGTCTTTTTTCACTTCATCAAATGCGTTCTTTGATTCACGCATAAGTTTGACTTTTGTCTCAGCAAGGTCTTTCTTATCAGAATAGAATTCAGAAATTTCTTTTGTAAGAGCTTCTACTACAAATTCTTCTAATTTTTCAAACTTTGCTGCAACTGTTTTTTGATCTTCGTGTAGTTCAGATACTTCACCACTTAATTGCTCTATAACAAATTTATTGAGTAATTTAGAGTGGTCACGCATTGCTACTGCATATTTTGCTTTCGCTTCTGCAAGTTGCTTACGATCTTCTTGAAATTCTGCAATCTCTTCTGCTAGAGATTCACCAAGCATTTTGTCTATAGATTCAACCATTGTTTGCTTGTCATGCTCGTATTTGCGTGCAAACTCTTCACGAAGTTCAGCAGTGACCTGCTTTTTATTTTCGTTAATTTTTTGAGTCCACGCTTCTTCTATGTCAGCACGAATTTCTTCTGATACTACATTATTTTCAAATAATGTTTTTAGTGCATCCAACATATTATTCTCCTGTTATTGGAGACCGTTGATTATATTAACCAACGATTCTTTTAGATATTTTTGTGCCTTAGGATCTTCTTTAACTTCTCTGCCTAGTTGTAATGCCTTGTATCCGCCTCTTGCATTCATCAAATGTTCGTATATTGGACTAGGATACGCACTCGGTGCGCTTGGTTGTGCAACAATATCTACTGTTACAATTTCAAACTCACTAACACGCCCGGACCCGTCTTCTTGAACATTTCCTGAACCTCTACTTGAAACACCTAATTTTACGCCGCCTTCTAGTAGTGTTTTTACTAGTTGACCCATAGGAGTTTCTAAAATTTTCAGTTTGCCATAACCTTTAGAGCCTTCGCACCACATACCTTCGATCATATGTGAAACACGATCAATATTGATGTTAAGGCCTTCGGGATGGTCAACTTCACCGAGTACAGAATAGCCGCCTTTAATTTGCTCATTTATAGATTCGACAGCTTTTTGAATTTCATTCATCGGATATACTCGAGAGTTAGCATTTTTTACATCACCCTCAATGAAAATTCCTTTCATGAACAAATTTCTGCCTTCATTAGCAGACTCAACAACTATTTTAGCATCGTCAAATGTAAGGTTTTCTATTAAGTTAACCATCCCTGTTCCTTTAGTTAGCTACTGGAGATTTCGCACCATCAGCTTTTTTAGCTGCGCCGCCGCTAACTGATCTTAGTTTTTGGGTGCTACCTGGTTTGTTTACATTACCGCCATCTTCTTCTTTTACAGATGGAGCAGAACGACCATTTTCAGTTCCGCCTTGAGCAATGTTACTAGCATCACCTTCGCCTATTGATGCACCTGGACCATTTGGCGATTTAGTGTTAACACCGTCGTCGCCCATTTTTGCACTTACAGGTTTTGTGTATTCATCTAGCTTCTTCATATAAGATGCCATCATTTCTGACTCAGTTTTTGGTTCTTCTTCAGGCTCTTCGTCTTCAGGCTCTTCATCTTCAGGCTCTTCGTCTTCGACATCATCTACAAAGTCATCAGTAGCGTCGCCGCCCATTGGCATGTCGCCTTCGTCTTCTTCAGGCTCTTCGCCTTCGCCTGCTTCATCGTCCATCATTGCTGCAAATTGATCTTGAAGATCTTTAAGTTGGTCTTCTAAATCGTCAATATCTCCTTGAGTAGCTGGCTCATCTTCTGCTGACATCATGTCGTCGTCCATTGGGCCCATTGGTCCGTCATCGTCGCCCATTGGTCCGTCATCGTCGTCCATTGGTCCTTCGAACTCCATTGACATTTCGTCGTCGTCTTCTTCTAGATCCCAGTCTTCGTCAAGGTCCCAATCTTCTTCTAGATCTTCATCTTCTTCTAGATCTTCATCTTCTTCTAGATCCCAATCTTCCTCAAGTTCTTCGTCACTTTCGTCAAGTTCTAGTTCTTCATCTTCTTCAATTTCATCGTACATGTCATTTTCTAGTAGACTTTCGTAGATGTTTCTTGATTTTTCTACAACAATCTCATGAAAGAGATCTTTTGCGCCTTGAACGTCTTCATTAACTAAACGCTCAAGCATTTCTTCAAACTTATTAGCCTTAGCCATTTTATATCCTTTCTAATGTATAAGTGCTTACGTACACATAGGAAAAAATACTCTTACTTTTTAAGGTAAAAGAATTTTCCAATGAATGATTGTAAACTGTCATGTTATTTACGTATTTTATTAAAAAACTAGTGTTTATACGTACTTTTTTGGTATATTTTTACATACCAGGATGTATGTTTAAAAAAACATCTTTATGCATAATTTTTAAATTTTTAAATTTATCTAATTCCGAAGGCATAAAAGTGTTATGATCAATTACTCTTACAAATTGTACTTTTGGATTTTGCTCAATTACTGTCTTAGTTTGCCTTAACCAGTTTCCATAAAAAGTAGCGCCGTCGGTTGATCTTTTATAGTTTTCAGTATCTGCAAAAATATTGTTAAATTTAGTACCGTTTTGTAACCCCTGGTAATCAAAACCTAAAATATAAATTACGTCATATCCCTGTTGTGTTGCCATCCAAAGTGCAGTAGGACCACTGCTCCATCCCTTGCTTGGCTTAAAATAATTTAAATTATCGAAATTTTCATAAGCTTTGTTATAATTTGTCCATACCTGATGATTTTTTGAATAACCACTTTTGTTTATTTCAAGAATCATTTTTACATCAACTGCTATTAAAAAATCAGGTGTACAATCTCTGTAAATTGCATTGCAGCCGTATACAACGCCATGTTTTGATAAACCATTTATGCTTATGCCGCTTCTACTAGTACCGTTGCCTATAACATATGCAGTTTTTGCACCAGCAACTTTTTTAGAACGCTCTTGTATTTTTTTAAATTTTTTATCTTGTTTTAATTGCTTATACTGTTCTTTTGTGTACAAGGACTTATCGATTTTAGGCATACTTTATATAGCTGGTGCTTCGGGTGCCTTGTACATACGTTGTATATCTTCAACTTCTTTAAGTTTTTCTTGCAAGTGAAAATCAGACGCTTGTCGTGCTATCTTAATTTGTCCCAAGGTTAAACTTACTTGTCTAACGTTCTGAGTGCGATCCCAGCCTGGATCAATATCTGTGCTTAGATCTTCTTCATCTTCTAGTGTGTTTCGATCAAATGTAAAGAATTCTTGTAACAACATAAAATTATTTATCCTATAAACCGCCTGTGCCGCCTGCTGGGGGCGTAGCTCCTGGTTCTGGCGGTGCGGTTGCAGTATCTGGCGGAGTACCTTGATCTATAGCACCTGCTGTTAAATCATCAGTAGGAGCAACTTGATCCATTGCTCCTAAATCAGCACCTATGCCACCTGCACTTACTCCTGCCATTCTCATTTCAGCGCTACCATCTGCTTGTAAAGCTTGTTCAGGGTCAGCGTTTTCTTCTTTCCATAAAGTTTCGTTTTGAGCTATTTCTTCTTTTGTTAAACCTAAGAATCGTTCAAGCGCAAATCTATTTGAAATATACGGCAATGCTGCCATTTGACCAAATGTAGGAACTCTAGCATTATCAAGTTCTGCTTGTCTATAACTTGCAAAATTTTGTGGTTTTACAAAAGCAAGATCGAACATTTGCACGTCTATGTTAACTTCTTTTTCAAGTAAGTAGCGTTTGAATTCTCTATTAAAAGTTTCAATTAACAAGCCTTGCAAACGTTCGCAATAGGTGTTGAATCTTAGCTCTTGTATGTAAGCAGTGCCTACTCTACCATCTTGGAAATTGTTTGCGCCGTCATCAGCACCTGTCGGAAGATAACTACTAGGAATACGCAAACCTCTTACTAATTTATTTGTAAAATAACGTAAATCGTCGATTTCGCCTAGGTTTGTACCACCGGGCAATGTTTCAACCTTAGACCCTCTACCTTCAGCAGTCTGAGGAAAGAAGTAGTCTTCGTTTATTGAAAGCGGGTTGTAAGATGAGTCTATTACATTAGTGCCTCCGCCTGTTGCACTAGGTATTCTACGTTGATGAATTTCAGTTTTAACTCTTTCAACAAACTGCATTGCTAAGTGTGCAGGCATATTACCTACGTCAACATAAAACACTCTACGCTCGGGTGCACGCTGTACTCTGTAAATAATAATTGCATCTTCTAGTAATTCTTTTTGTTTGTATACTTTGAATACAGTTTCTAATAAACTATTACCAAAAGGAAAATTATTATCTAAGCCTTCGCTTAAACTTAAATGTAGTATATGTTCTGCTGCAATACCTAATTCTTGTTGTTCTTTGTAGAATCTGTTACCAGATTGTTGCGCAGTATTTCCTAGCATGCCTCTTGCACCACCAGTTAGGTAATTGCCACTAGAATTACCGCCTTGGATATTTCCGTTAGTTTGGTGTGGGGTTGTAGCAATTCCTTCTACAAAGTTAAAATTTATATCCCTAACTACGTATTGCTCAGGTATTTTTCCTTTGCTTTCATTTACAATTATACGAGAAACTTTAGCAGGATCTACATGATAAAGTTTTTTAGTTTCTGGATCCCGTAGAAACATTTCGTCGCCATATTTAAACACATTCCTAAATATTCTAAACATCTTAGTGTCAAAATCATTTAGCTTGCACCATTGGCGCATATATTGTGTTAATATTTCTATTTCTGAATTAGTTGCCGGTTTGTTAAATTCAAAATCAAAATGGTTGCCTTGATGATTTTTTTGTGTACAAAATTCAGCAAGAATGTCTAGTGCAGCATTAACTTCACTATCTAAATCCATTGTATTATACTGACCATATCGTTCTACACGATTAGGAGAACCTACATAAACATCTGGCAAGTAACTGCTGTAGTTTGCACTTGCAGGTCCACTAGTATTAGTTGACGCTCCGTTAATAGGACTTACAGATCCGTCATATGGGGTAAAATATTTTTTCCAACTCATTGCATTTCACTTGGTTTGATGTTATATTTATGTTAATATAAAACGTATTTAAAAAAGTATAAGTACTTAGATGGCAGATAAAAAAACAAAAAAATCAAAAGCAGTTCATGTAGACCAAAGCAATCCTGGTCCAATGCTTACTACTGAACAATATGAAAAATACTTTTTTAAAAAATCACAAGGTAAAAAAAATGACAGTGATGACTCTTAAATTGATAACTGGCGAAGAAATCATAGGTGATGTTATATCACAAGACGAATATGAAATTACAATTTTACGTCCTGTTACTATGATAGAATCAGCCGAAGCCGGTAGTATTAGTCTTGTACCTTGGATTTATTCTATAGACATTACTAAGCCTATCTGTATTGAAAAAGACAAAGTATTTTTATCTGCAGAAACAGATATAAGATTTGCTGATTCTTATCAAAAATATGACAGTAGCTTAACTACAGCTATGGAAGAATTAGAATCAGGTGCATACACTGATGAAGAGTATGACGACGAAGAATTAATCACAATTCATTGAATTTAATTTACTCCAGTTAAACTGTTTAATTGTACTTCTTTTTGGAGGTTTTGGTTAGAATATGAAGTTGTTATAGCAGCTTGTGTTGTAGCACCTGCTTGACGATCAGCTCCGCTATCGATTGCTAATTTAATGTTTCTTAGCTCAGTTATAAAAGTTTGAAAGTTATCAATCAACATTTGTGGCACTCCGCCTTCGTCTTTTGAGCCAATAGTGCTTTCTAAACCTAAATCAGCATCAGATTTAAAATAAGCTCCGTCTCTTGTTTGAAGTCGACGTCGGCGGGATATATCTGTGTCGTCATTTCCGCCTAATACACCCTCAACTAAAGTGCCTGCACCCTCTACTAAATTGCCTAAAGCGTCTCTTACTGCGTTAGGTGCTGCACTAAAGTTAAATCCCGATTGCTCTGAAAGGTCTGCCGGTGTACCATTTAATTGTGCGTCTAATATTCGCTTACCTGTTTCTGACCTAAGCGCTTGTAGTATATCATTCAATACTTGCTGCTGCCCCTCAGTTAATTCAATTCCTGCTTGTTGTAAATCGTATAATTTTACAAAATCATCTAACATAACTTGCTCTGAGCTTGTAATTTGCCTTTCAGGGTCACTTTTAAATGTAAATGTGCCGGTTTTTATTTCTGCTACTATACTTTCGACAGCAGCATTTATTTGCTCTGCTCTTATGTCTGTTGCTTCAGAATCAGGACGCAGCAATTCTATACTGTTTGCTAAAGTTTCAGCTGCTGCGCCAATTGTTCCAGCAGCTACACTTACAAGTCCTAAATTTGCAACTATATCTGCTTGTGCATTAACAAGTTGTTCTGTTTGTCCTGCAATTTTTTGTCTAGTTTCAGTTAATGTACCTATAATTTCATCATCCATTCTAGCATTCATTACATCTTGTGCTGCTGCTTGGTTTGCTGCTGTGGCATTAGGATCTGCTCCTGTTTGAAGAATTGATGCTCTCAAGTTTTGGGAATCTCTAGATAAAAACCCAAATTCTTCACCCAATACACCCGCGAATGCACCTAGTTCTCCTACTAGATTAGTAGTTTCTTGATTATAAATTTGCTGTAATTGCCGTTCAGCAGCTCTAATTTCCTCAGGATCTGCACCTGATGCAATCATTTGGCTAATTTGTTGCATCATTGCAAATGATTGTGGTTTCAAGGCCGCTTCTATTTCATTACCGATAGGTAGACCTAACCCGCTTATAAATCCTTCGCCTAGATCTGATGCTCCGATTGCTTGTAAAGTAGTTGCAAACCTTGTAAGATTTTGATTAAATTGCGGGTTGTTAATATTTCTAAGTTGTTGAGATAACATACCCGGTGTTTCTGCTATTGCCTTTGTTGCCTTTACTTGTTCATCTACAGACATGCCAGTAGTTTGCGAAAGCTCTACCATATTTGTAATTAGGTCTTCTTGTACGCTTATAAAATCAAGAACAGCTTGTCTACTTTCCGGCGTAGACTGGTTATTTTCATCTAGTAATTCTTTTAAATCTACTGCTACGGATGGTCCTAATACACTGCCTAATTGAATAAACATTTCAGATAGTTGAGAAGTGTTAAAACCTAATGCATCCATTTCTTGCACTAGATTTCGACTACCGTCAATTAACTGGCCATCTTCGCCTGCTTCCGGAATATTTTCAACTGCTTGTTTAAACAGTGCCATATTACCTAAAACATCAGTAGCTAGTCCTCCTTGTGCTCTAAGTATATCTGGATTTGATCCTATTTGTTGCAGTTGTTGGTTTGTAATATTTAAATTAGCTTGATCTCTAAACAATTGCTCTATATTTGTAAACATAGTTCCTTGCTGTGCAAGTTGTTGCGAGACTGTTAGCTGTTGTTCAGCTAATAGAGCTGGTGCAGTTCCTATGTTAGCAAGTCCAGTTGGATCTAAACCAGCCATTGCTTCTATTGAACCTTGTGCATTACTAGCTGCTCTATTTGCTGTATTTAATATTGTAGAAGCAGTCTGTATAGCTCCGATCGTTTTATTAACTAAACTTAAATTAGCATCTTGTAATTGATTAATTGAAGTTGTTGCACCGGCTGTAGCACTATTAAACGTATATAAACCATCACTAGAAACACCTAAAGCTGAATTAAGGGTAGTAATTGCTTCGGTTAGCTGCCTTAGTAGTTCTTCATCCATTATTTTTTTCCATATGTTTTACAAGGTTAAATATAATATATTTAGTTGGATAAAATATGTCTACATTTCTAAACAAACACAGTCGACAACCTAAGCTGTATATTGACCTTCCGTCTAGTGGCAAGTACTACAAAGACGGAGTTATTGAAGACAATCAATTTGTGCACATACCTGTATTTGCCATGACCACTGCTGACGAGATAACAACAAAGACTCCTGATGCTTTGTTTTCAGGACATGCAGTTGCTGATGTGATTAAAAGTTGTGTTCCGCTAATTACCACACCATGGTCATTAATTAAAACAGATCTTGAATATATATTAACTGCTATCAAAATAGCTTCAATAGGCGATAAAACAACAATTAGTACAACATGTCCTAAATGCAGTACTGAAAGTCATGTAGAATTAGAATTACAAAATATTTTAAATTTTTATGATAGCATAGAACATCATTATGACTTTGAAATTGACAACTTTAAAATTACACTTGCTCCAGTAAATTATAAAAATCTTACCGAATTAGGTTTAGCTTCCTATAGTGTGCAACGTCAATTATATCAAATAACAACTTCTGATTTATCCGAAGATGAAAAAATGTCTAAACTAGCTGAACTTAACAACATGTTAACTAATGAAAATTTAAAAACTTTAATTAGGTATATAAAAAATATCGAAGAAATAAATTCATCCGAAGAAGAAAATGATAATAATAAAATATTTGAGTTTATTAAAAACAATGACAGTAAAATTTTAAAAAGTTACAGTGCCCATATTCAAAAATATACAGAATCAATTAATTATCCTGAGCAAAATATTCAATGTGAAAACGAAGAATGCGAACATATTTTTTCTGTAAAATACAATAGTGATTACTCGGCTTTTTTCGATCGTACATCTTAAGACTCTCTGATTCTGAGTTACAAGAATTGATTAAAAAATATGAAAATCAAATAAAAGAATTAAAATATAATGTTTATAAAATAGGCTGGTTTATGCGAGGTTTTATAACTTATACTGATGCTATGCATGTAATATCTAGCGAAGATTTAACAATATTTAATGATATAATAAAAGAAAATATGGATATTACAAAAGAAACAAAATTACCTTTTATCTAAACAGAATTAGTATCTTGGTAGTGCTGCATTACTTGCTGTCTTTCCCATGCTTTTAAAGCTTGATATTCTACTGCATATTCGTCTGGATTAGAACGTATTTCGTCTGCTGCTACTTTAACAAATTCACTCCATGTAATTTCTAACGATGCAACTTCTTCTTGTGAAAGGATGCTATCATCTTCTCCCATGCCTTCTATACTAGCAACTTGGATCCCTGCAACTCTTGCAAATTGACTAAGTGTTTTTTTTCTTAGTAAGCGATTCATAATCCATTTTGCAAGATATTTTGCTACTGGATCACTCCATGTGGCATAATTTTGAACTGCTGTTCTTACTGCAATGTAACCAGCTGCGCCAACTACAAACTGAGCTATTCCTACTAATCGACCTCCCGGACCACCTAGTCCAGATATTCTTAACAATATTCTACTTATAAATTTAGTTACTCTTGCACCGCCAGCCATCATGATTAACCAAGTATACAGATAGGTTTTTATTTCTAAATAAAGTTGACCAGTGAAAGTATTAATTCTATCTGGATTATCTAGATAATAATCAATATAAGGATCCTCATACCAATCTCTACGTTTATAATCTCTTACAGGCACTATATCTTTACCTAGTCTCGAGTTGGGATATTTAACAACACCTGAAAAACTAGTTTGTGTAACATACGCTATAAATCGTATTAACCACCCTTGAAAAAAACCAAGTGCTACAAGTCTTTGGAAAAAGTGCCCTGGCCCTGCTACTATTCGATAACCAAGACGTAATAGTCTCTGAATTTTATTAGGTTTTTTTGGCTCTTTATCAGCTGGCTTATTTCTATCTGTGTCTGTAGCAGTTGAAGTGTTATCAGGATCAGGTTTGGTGTTACTAGAAGTAGTAGTTGCTTGTGTTCTTAAATCAGCATCAATCTTTATTCTATCTTGATTAGCTAATGCTCTATTTTTGTAAATTTTATCAGATACAGCTTTACCGTCAGGTCCAAATATTTGAAAACCACCAGGCACCTTTTCAACTGTTGTTATATCTTCTGCTAAAAATTCAGTAGCTTTCATTATGCAGCCTTTTTCATAATTTGTTCTAATGTGCGTAATTTTTTTCCTGTTAATTCTTTTTGAAGACTTGTAATAACGTTTTCAAACATACTTTCTATTTCTATAGCAGTACTTTGATCTATCACACTAGAAAAATCCATGTTTTGAACTTTGTCGCCGGTTTCATTATCGATTATATCTGCATCAGGTTCAGCAGCTTCGTTTGTCTTTGTACTACATACAAAATCAATGTATTCATTACTACCAAACTCTTTCATAATCATTACTGCCATTGGTTCGGTTATCATTTTTCCTTTTTCGTCTGCTTGGAACTCTTTGATAAATTTGTTAATTAACATAGTCAACAACCAGCCGACGCCAACAGACACAATTGCGCTTACTACTCCAGCAAAGAACCCTACACCAGAACCTGCTATAATGCCGCTTACTGCTAGTGCAATCCCTCGTATAATTGATATACCTACTATTGTACCTACAAGTAAAGTAGGTATAGTAGCAAATAATTCTTCGCTTATTCTTTCTGTAAATGGTGATCTTGTTATTGTATCACTACGTGCAGGAATCAAATATATCGGCTCAATACCGGTACCAATTGGTATAGATATACCATCAGGTGTTAATTTATCTCTTAAAGAACTCATTGGATCGCTAATAGCGGTTTGGCCAGGTAACATAAACCAACGATCATTTATCTTTACGTCTGCTTTTATTAATTCTGCTTGTCTACCTTTGTTATTAAAGTTTAAGTCAACAAATCCATCTCGATTTATACTATAGCTAGGATTATCACACGGCACTGGATTTTTACTATTTTTTATTTGGTGAACACCTAATAGATATGAGTGCCAATCTTCGAGTATTCTTGCATAATTACCAACCACTGCCGGTACAGCTATGATAGTAAACAATGGGTTTCGTGCACCCATGTTGTCTAGTTTTTTATTAGTAAAGTCCATTAGTTTACTTAGTTTTGACTGTCGTCTTTTTGCTGTTACTACTTGTTGCTGAATTTGTTTAGCTTCTTGTGGCGTTTGCGGTTCATATGTAGTTGGTTTAGGTTGAGGCTCCGGAGTACTCCTAGCTGTAGTACTGCTGCTACCTGTCGACGGCGTCTTTTTTATAGGGTCGCTGTAAACCATACTAGGTTTACCGTAGAATCGTCTTATGTAATCAGCATCCTTATTTTGACGCTCTAAATAAGATTCAAGCTGGTTTTGTAATGACCCCCACATTATACGAAATTTTGGATCACGCAGTTGTTTTTTTATTTTTTTAATTTTTTTATCATAAAATTTAGTATTAGCTTTATAATATTGTTGTTCAGCACCAGGAGAATTGGGGTCTATTTCAGGAAATCTACTAGAAATTTGTTTAAACATATTCTTTGCTAATGTTGTTGGTTCGTCTTGTTCAACAATTACTACAAATTCTTGTGCTTTCATGGGTATTCCTTATATCATAATTTATATGTATTTATGTCTCAACTACGTTGATCCATGTCTTCGTTTGTTTGCTCAGCTATCGCTATCGCAAATCAAACTCAACAACTTACTTCGTACTAATACGCTTTTTGATTGTTTTAAAAAGTCTTTTTTTAGATTTTTTTAGGTACTCGGGAAGAAAGATTCCTGTAGATTAAGCTGCTCAGACGGAACCTATTACGGCTCCGTCATAAAGAAAATTTTTGTTTTCCTGTGAGTATCACCACCCGTGACATGGAAGTAGGTATTTGTTTTATACACACGTTCAATGGGCTCTGACCTTTCCCAACCTACGTCGACATCACGCACGAATGCGATACCTGTGCTCTCGTTCCTACTTGCACAGTTTTTATGAACTAGTGTGTTTGTGATTGACAGCAATCAACCTATGTTAACTTACCACCTCTGGGTGTTGGCTTAACATGTTACGTGTTCAGGTCTGCTCCCTGACTTTTCCACAGCGGTTTTATATCCGGCCCGCTAACCTTATGTGCTGCATGGCTTGCCTAAAGTTTTGTTTTACCTGTTTCATTGCCTAGGTACTCCTTTAATATTTTAGAACTGCCTATCCTAACGTTTATTATTCCGTTATAGTAATTGTCAGATTCTAAAACTCGCCTTTCAAATTGTTCTCGTGCTTCTAAATAACTTGCAATGCCTCTACTGGGACAAATGTAAAGTATTTCTCTTGTAAATTTTTCTTTGCCTAAATTTTCTATGTCTTTTGTTAAATGATCAGAAGAACCCCAGTAGTCTCTCCAATCACTTTCTACTTTTGTACGCCTTTTGTTTTTCTTTCCTTTAAGAGGTGGTCGAGTTTTTGTAGATTTTGCGTATTTCTTGCCTATATATTGCTTACCGTTAACTGTATTTGTAATCACATATACAAAACCTTCACAGTTATCAGGTAAACTATTGATTACATTGCCTTTATAGGTCCATTCCATATAATGTTTATATTCATGCCTTAGTCAGTGCCTTTGTTTCTGGTTTTTTTATTTTTTGCGTATTCTTCGTGTATTTCTTTTTGCCT